TCACCGCCGCGCCGGCCCGGCAGATTTCAAACTACGGCACCGTGAGGAAGTAAGGCGATGGTTCACCCCTTCCATAAGCATCGCGAACAGCGCGCGTCGCATGCGCGGGTCAAGCATGTCCTGAAGGACTATGCCGAGGGTGGGTCTGTGCCGTCCAATGAGGAAATGGGTCGAGCCAAGAATTATATCCGGGGCATGAAAACCCTCGGTGCCGGTACATGGAGTGGAAAAGATGCGTTTCAGTACGGTGCTGAAGACGCGAAAAGGGCCTCGGATCAAATGAGACCAGGTGCCCCCGAGGATGAACCACCGAAGAGGAAATAGCATGGCCAATCATCCGTACAACAACCACCGCGAACAGCAGGTTGCTCATCGTCGCGTCGGCACGATTCTCAGTGGCTCGCCGGCCGGTGCCGAGAAACATGCGAAGGGCCACGCCTTCAGCAAGCTGACGAGCAAGAGCGCGGCGGTGCGCGACAACGACATCGCCGGCAAAAAGTCGTCACAGCGGTTCGCGCGTGGTGGCCGCGTAAAGAAGGGCGGCGGCAACACCAACATCGCGATCGTTCTTCCGAAAGGAGGTGGTCCCGCGCCTGGAGGTCCGGCCGCAGGTCCACTGCCCATGGCCGGGCCGGGCGGGCCGCCGCCGATGCCTCCGCCGCCGATGGGCGCGCCTCCTCCGGGCATGCCGATGCGCGCGCGAGGCGGTCGCATCGGGAAGGCCGAGGGCGGAGCAACGACGCCATCGATTAAGCCTGTCACGCCCATGGTGGCGGACAATTTCCAGCGCGCGATCCGTAATTCGGGCAGCGACGAGGAGTCGGACCGCCTCGCGAACGTGGCGATGAAGCGCTATGGCGTGAAAATCAAAAATAGGGGCGGGTCTATCGACGGCGAGGCGACCAAGGGCGACATCAAGAAGTGGGGCAACCGCGCCAAGAGCAACAGTTTCTTCCGTGGCGGTGCCGCGACCGGCGTCGGCCGCGAGGAGAAGGCCGAGCATATGGAGCGGAGGAGAGGCGAGAAAACGTAATGACGGCCTTCAAAAGCCAGCATTCGCGCATCTTCGAAAGGCTCATCGGCCAGCAGCGGCAGGAAGTGCTGGAGTCGCTGGCCATGGGACACGAACCCAGCATGTATTGGCGGCTGGTCGGGCAGATACAGGGTTTTGACGATGCCCTGAAGATTTCCGAGAAGGCCGATTTTGAGATTAGTGGAGACGAACCGGATGTCGGTGGCTAGTGCCAGCAAGATCGAACAGATTAGTCAGTCCAGCGACCCGCGCGCTGCGATCATCAAAGCCGTGGGCGATCTGAGCGGAGCAAGGGTGACCGCCGATCTGGTGCTGCTCGGAACCTATATTCGCAACGAGAAGACAGCCGGCGGCATCATTCGGCCGCAGGAAAATCTCAAAGAGGACGAGTACCAAGGCAAGGTCGGCCTTGTCCTGAAAAAGGGACCGCTCGCCTACGCCGACTGGGAAGATGACGCGGAACGCGGCCAGAGCGCCGAGCTGCACACTTGGGTCGTCTACGCGATCAAGGATGCATGGCCGGTGCAGATCAACGGCACCGCCTGCCGTTTCATCCCATATGATAAAATCCGCATGCAGATTCCTGACCCAAGCATGGTGTTCTGATGCCCAGATTAAAACCACCGCCGGCCAAGGCCGCGCCTGAAACGCCCGAAATCGAGGAATACACCCCGCCGGTTGGCGCGATCGAGATCGATCTGCCCGACGAGACCGGCGAGACGCAGATCGAGCTTACCCCGGCAGCGGCGGCTGCGCCTCCGAAACCGCCGCCCCCGCCGCCGGAGCCGCCGGTCGAGGACAACCCGCTGCAGAAGGCGCTCGACGCGCAGAGGCGCGCCGAGGAGATGCAGCGCACCGCGCAGCGTGAGCGCGATGATGCGCTTCGTCAGGCCCGCGAACGCGACGAGGAATTGACGCGCGAGCGCGGCGACCGCGAGGATGCGCAATACAATTCGGTGCTGACGGCGATTGCCGCCGAGCAGTCCGCGATCGATAAGGCGGAAGCCGACTATGCCGCGTTTGCCGCCGCAAGTGATTGGGCATCAGCGGGCAAGGCGCAGCGGATCATGGCGTCGGCGAGCGCGCGGCTCGACCGTCTTGAGGACGGCAAGCAGGCATTCGAAAGCAGGCGCGAGACACCGAAAACCACACCGCCTGCGGCGTCGCCACCGCCGGCACCGCAGCCCGCGCCACAGGATTTCGAGCATCGTATCGCGCAGATGCCCGAGGTCGCGAAGGGCTGGCTTCGCAAGCATCCGGAATTCATCAATGATGAGGCGATGAACCGGAAGATCGGCGGCGCGCACAATTATCTGGTCGACAACAAGGGTCTTCAGCCTTTCTCTGACGCCTATTTCGATGCGCTCGACACCGAGTTCGGTTTCAAGGCGGCACCAGCCGCAGCGCCGCCAGCGCAACCCCAACGAAGGAGCATTCCGATGTCCGCACCCGTGTCACGAGATGCCCCGACCTATTCTGGTCAGAAACCGGCATCGACCACGATGACCCTGACTGAGGAGGAGCGCCGGATCGCGCGCACGTCCTATACCGCGCTCGACATGACGGACGCGCAGAAGGAGTACGCCTACGCCAAGAACAAGCAGAAACTGCAAAAGATGCGCGCCAACGGCGAGTATCGGCAGACCACGGAGCAAACCGGATGACCGACGAAACCACGACCGAAACCGAAACCAAGCACAAGGGCGGCTGGCCGAAAGGTAAGCCGCGTGGGCGCGCCAGGATAGCGCCGACTCCTGATGCCATCGCTGCGGCTGCGGATCGTGCGGCGGTGAAGCCATCGCTGATGGCCAAGATGAAAGCGCGCCCGAATTGGGAAAGCGATGACTTTGTCGGCGTCGGCATCGATGGCGTCGATCGCCTACGCATTCCGGACGACATCATTCAGGCGCTGCATCGCGATGGCGTCGCGCTGCAATGGGTGACGCGGTCGGTGCGCGGCATGGAAACGCCGCAGGAACTGTCGAAGATGACACGGGGCGGATGGACGCCGGTTCATCAATCGGACTTCGACGGCATGCTCGACGGCATGTTCATGTCGAAGGGGCTCGACGAAGTGATCACGGTCGAGGACTGCATGCTGGTCGCCCGTCCGGCCGAAATCCAGGCCAAGGCGCGGCGGGCGGAGCGGCGCGATTCCATGCTGCCGTTGCAGATCGCCGAGGAACAGTTGGGCCACGGCATTCCGAACGTCACCGGCTCCAATCACCCGACCGCGACACGCGGCAACCAGATCAAGAAATCGATGGAGCGGATCGAAATTCCGGAGTAAGGGTTTTGGCGTAGGGTGGAGCAGTCCGGTAGCTCGTCAGGCTCATAACCTGAAGGTCGCGGGTTCAAATCCCGTCCCTGCATCCAAGCGGCGTTAGCTCAATGGCAGAGCTACAGTCTTCCAAACTGAGGACGACGGGTTCGATTCCCTCACGCCGCTCCACCTCACTTGCAATCATCCAAAAAATGAGTTAGGGCTCAAAGCATCAGGATCGCGCTGGTCCTGATGTCCACCCTCCGCGCGCTGTGGAGGCTCAGGTGATGACCAGGAACGCGATTGTCGCGGCTGGTCGCCATTCAGGAGCCGTCCATGGCAAATACTCTCGTATCGCCCACGCAGGGCTTTCAGACCTTCGGACGTCAGGAAGGCTCATCGCCGACCGATGGCTTGACCCCCGTCTGGATTGCCTCAACCGACCCCGGTCTGATCTTCCGTGGCGACCCGGTCCTGACATCATCGTCGCCGGGTGCCAATAACTCCGGTGCCTATATCACGTCGCTCAACGTCGTCTCGTCGATCACCACCTCGACCGGCGTTATGCTGGTCCGAGGCATCTTTCAGGGCTGCTACCAGTTTCAGCCCGGTGCTGGCCGCGTGGTCTGGAGCAACAATTATAACGGCGTGGTGACCGGATCGACCGGCGACATCAAGGCCTATGTGATTGATGACCCCGACACCAACTTCCTGGTGCAGGCATCGACCAAGTTCGCGATCACCTCCTCGATGATCGGCCTCAACATCGGTGTCACCTTCAACACCACGACGGGCAATCTCACTACCGGTTATTCGAACATCCAGGTCGAGTCGACCGGCGTCACTAACATCAGCGGAGCCCCGTTCCGCCTCGTCGATTTCTACTCTGGCTATGCGCCGCCCGGCGTTCCTGCGGTGGGCACTGCCGCCTTCATCAACGGCACCGATAACACCACTCCGGCGAACATGGTGATCGTCCGCCTCAACAACTGCGACCGTCTGAATCTGACGGCGCGCAGCTCGTAAGGGGAGGGATAAATGCCCGTCGCACTTTCGCAAATCAAGGACCTCCTGCTTCCCGGCCTCTGGGGCATCGATGGTCGCTATCCGATGATCGAGCGGCAGTGGCCGCAGATTTTCAAATCGGTCGACAGCAATATGTCGCTGGAGCGCCGCGCCGCGATGCGCTTCCTCGGCTATGCGCAGGTCAAGAACGAGGGCGGTCCGACCGCGACCGACAACAACTCCGGCCAGCGCTTCATCTACAACGCCCAGCACTTTGAAATCGGGCTGATGTACGCCATCACCCGGCCGGCGATCGACGACAATCTATACAAGGCGGAGTTCGGCCCGAATAACGACGGCCTGATGGAGGCGTTCAAGGAGACCGAGGAGGTCTACGCCGCCAACATCCTGAACACCGCGACCACGTTCAACACCGCGACTCAGGGCGACGGCGTTTCGCTGATCAACACCGCGCATCCGATCGACGGCGGCAGCATCGCCAACCAGCCATCTCCGGATGTGAGCTTGAACGAAACCTCGTTGCTCAACGCCGCGATCGTGATCCGCTCGACATGGAAGACCAACGCGGGCCTCAAAATCCATGCGCGCGGCCAGAAGCTGGTGATTCCGGCGAGCCTGGAGCCGATCGGCGCGCGGCTGTTCCGTTCGGAATTGCGGGTCGGCACCGGCAACAACGACATCAACGCGATC